AAGAGATTCTGTGATGAAATTACTATTTCAATAATGTAGCTTTTTATTAAGTAGCTACGGAAACTTGTGGTGCAGAATCTTCTACCTTGCTAACATGGTGTGCTAACTCAGCTTCTTTTGTCTTAATATCAGCAATTACTTGTCTGACTTTATGATCTATTCTGACCATATCAAGGGTATATCTACCCTCGTTAAGATGCTCCTGCTCCCAACTCAACTCTAGAGACCTTTTCTGTTTGTATAGGTCTTGTAAGTTCGCCATCGTTAATCTCCTCAAAGGTTAACCATTTTTTTGTCAAACTATAAAAGCCTGACTTCTCCCAATTTATATCATTTTTTCCTAGTTTGTCAAGTATAGCATTTTCTATTGCTTCAGAACTATCTTGTGCCATAACTGTAAACTCAGTTATGTATCCATAGGCAGTAATTTTAATTAGAAATTTTTTCATAAGTTCTCACCTTGTATTAAAAATAGGGCGGTTTTAAGGCCGCCCTATTAAGTATTGGTTATGCTCCGTTAGTCCCGAAGATACCTCTCCAGTCAGATACTCCAAATGAGTATCTTTCTCTTGCTTTGTATCTTACGTTACCAGTATCGAAATCACCTTCCATAGATGTTTTTAGAGGTGCTCTATCGAAATGTTTCATTCCGTTAGGTACGTCAGTGATAAGGAAAAATGCATCAGTATCAGTTAAATAGTTATTCACTATGTAACCTTCAGGGACCATGCCCATGTTTTTGATTGCATTGATATCATTATCAGCTGTGCTTACTCTACCTTGAGACTTCATCAGTCTGTCAGCAGTAAATTGCAGTTCAGAAGGTATTACTAATCTTCTTGCTTGGGCTGCAACTTTTAAGCCTCTTTCATCTAAAGTAGCTGCTATCTGTATAAGACTAGCTTCTAAAGAAGTTTCATTCAAATCGGCCGCAACGGTCAAAATGTTTGATTGGTTTCCAGACAATGTTGGGTGTGCTGCATTTAATAAAACAGTTCCATCACCGTAAGTAGGGTTACCTGCTCCGGCGAAACCATTATTTAAAATGTTCGCTCCTTTAACATTCTTAGTACTTGCCATAGATCTTGCTAAAGCTTTTGTGTATCTAGAAGCTAATCTATCGTAGAGGTTGTCTTCGATAGCTTCTTCCGTGATAGCAAATGCCAAAGCAATTGTTTCGTGAGTGTATCTTGCAGTATATGTTTCCTGCGCGTTGTCATAGGCTACGCCTTGACCCTCAGGTTTTACTGAAGCTTCTCCGAAACCACCTAACATTACTTCCTCTTCGAAAGCTCTGTCTGATGACTCTGTAACAAATATTTCTTTTGTCTGATCTGCGTATTGTTTGTATTCAAGTCCAAATAGTGCATTTAGACCTGGCTCTAGTTCTTTGACTAGCTGTGCTCGTGATATTGCCATGTTATATTACTCCTATTAAGCTAAAATATTGTAGATAGACTCATTAAGTCTTACTACAACGTTTACGTCTGTTGTTGCTAGATCACTGTTGCTTGGATCTTCAGATACACGAATTACTCTAAGCTGAGCGGCAGTAGCTGCGCCTGCAGTTGCTCCCATTTCAGTTAAAGATTGTCCGTTTATCGTTGCTCCTGCTGCATATACGATATCAGCATTACTCATCATCGCAGCTTGGGCGAAAACGCCGTTTGCTTGGACTAGATATAATTGCTTAGGATCGTCATATACAAAAGCATCAATGTTTGTTCCTATTACTGCAGTGGTTCCACCGGGGTAATAGTTTCTCCATTGTGGTTTTTGGTTTGTAGCGTCTTGGTAAAAACAGCCATTAAACACCCCAACGTTTCGCGTTTCTGCATTATCAGAAGGAGCTATAAAGCCCGCAACTGATGCATTTCCTGCTGCATCATTGTTAGTGTCGCCAGCATATACAAGATCACCTTTAAAGATGCTCGATGCATAGCCTGCGCCATTTGCAAGATTCACGTTGATTTGGTACTTTGAAGTACCTGATGTTTCATAACTAGATCCCATACCGCCAATAGCCGAAAGACCAAATGGTGCGTTTATGTTTGCCATGTTATTTTTTCCTTGTTAGTCCACGGTTTTATCCGTGAACGGTTGATTGTTAATTCAGTGATTTTAAAAGAAATTAATCTTTTTTTGTACCACCAAAGGTTTGCGAGGAATTTCTATCTTGATAGATTTTCATTCCTGGTCTCTCGTTACTTTTTAAGTCGTGCTCTAAAGCTTCGTTACTCTCTCGAGTTTTATTTGCAAAATATTCATTGCGCGAATCCACGATCTCAATCGGTACCCTAGCGAGAACTAGGCCACCATGGCCGATAACACCAGCGTATTTTCCATCTTTAACGGTTGGATATTCTCCATCCGGATATTCATCAGCTCTCACTAATTCGTATCCAGTTCTTAGTCTACCTTGGAGATTTTTTGTGTCGTCATATCCCATTGTAGATTCTCGTATCCATCTATGATGAAAACCATCTTTTGCTTTTGGTGCATCTAACGATGACGGTGGAGCCCAAACTTTTGGTCTTTCAGTTTTAGACCTAGTCTGACTCGCACGAGGGGTTTTTGTTTCTTTATTCATATGCTTATACCTCCTTCATGTTTAGTTTTTGTCTTGCATACTCTTCGGGTGGCACACCTAATTTTCTTGCTATTGTAATCTCTGAGGGTGTGAGCTTCACAGATTTGCGACCTGGTTTAACGCCTCTTCTTACGGAAGCAACCGTCTGAGCGGGTTTAGTCGATCTAGATTCATTATTATCAAATCTATTTGGAAAGTCAACTCTTATTCTTTTATCAACTTCTGCATAGTATTCTTGACTTTGTGGATCAAAACCTTCTTTTTCCACTAAATCTTTATGAATCTCGAATGCCGTAAATGTCATTGCTCTATCTTTACCAAACCACTTATTCTTTTCTGCCCAATCTTCTGCCTTTTCATCTACTTGAGGTAGACTTGGCGTCTGTGCGGGTGGTTGTTGAGAATAAGCTGGTGTAGCAGGGCCATCTTGAAGAGGTTTTCTTCTACTAAGATCGTTTGTAATTCTAGAGAAATCTCCAGTTAACGCACTTAACTCTGCTTGAGCTTCGACTTGTTTCGCTGTATCTCCAGATTCAATTGCTGCGCCTAGTTTTCCTTTGACCGCATCTAATTGACTTTTAATTCTTACTTCAGAATCTTTAAGATAAGTAGAATCTAATTTAGCATATCTTGTTTCCCATGCTTTTCTTTTAGCTTCTACACCTTCAGCGTATTGGACAGCAGCATCTTTTTGTCTCTCTGCTTCTCTCCATTTTTTTGTTAGTTTATTTATTCTTTTTTTAACGCCTTCGCTTAATTCATCAAGTTTTTGATCTTGTTCCTTAGGCTCCGGTTCGCTTTGAACATCCACTGACTCACTAGATTTCTCAAGTGTATCGTCGGACTTATTATTGTCTTCATTAACTGTTTCAATTTTTTCATTTTTTGTATCCTCTGTTGTTTCCGGTGAATCAATTTCAATTTCGGTACTTGGACCGCTATTGTCAATGTCAACCATATTTTCTTTTTTTTCTTCTGTGTCTGGCATAGTTCTCCTTTTCTATGTTAGTATTGATGCAAGATATCCTCAGGATCCTTGATTGTTGCTAAAATTTCGTCATCATTTAGCAGACGTATTTCCCCACCTTCAATTTGAATTCTTGAGCCAGCATACCTAGCAAAAACAACCCAGTCACCTTTTTTACACCAAGGTCCTTTGGAAAATTTTTCTTTATCTGCATAAGCGTCAGGTCCTACACTTAGGACTAATGCTGTTTGCGCTGCTACTTGCTGTCTCTCTATAGCGGTTTCAGCTAAAACAATTCCACCTTTAGTTTTTTCTCTCATTTTAAAAGGTAAAACAATTAACCTCCAACCAGTTGGTTTAGGCATCTTATCTGAATTTAATATTTTTGATTTTTCTTCTTCAGCGGCTTTTTTTAAATCTTCTTCTAATGCTAGTTTAATCTTTGGGATTTCTTTGCTGTCCGTTGATGTCGATAACGTTGTCGTGTCCTTCGTGTCTGCCATATTGCTCCTTCTTATTTAGCAGGTTAGAGATCTCCTGTAACACTGATTCCA